CCCACACTCAGCCCGCAACTTGCGAATCCTGGCACCGGGTTCAACGTGGCAGTCCAGACCCCAGTGAGCGAGCAGCAGTGGTTGATTCTGCAACCTGCTGGCACTCTTGCTTCAGGCACTGTCACTCCTCCACTCAACACTCAGACGCCCGACGGCACTGAACTGTTGATCACCTCAACCAAGCAAATTACCGCGTTCACATTTGCGCTTAACGGCGCGGCTGCCGCGTACGGTGTACCAACCACCTTGTCTGCCGAGGACTTCTTCCGCGTGCGTTACTACGCGGCCACAAATAGCTGGTACCGCATTGCCTAAGGTGACCTGAATGCAGATCCCAATCCTCAACGGCATCTACGCAGGCAGCGAACCTGAACTGCGTACAAGCTACCCAGTCAACATGGTGCCGGTGCCAAAACAGTCTGGCATCAGCAATGGTTTTTTGCGCCCGGCAGACGGGTTGGTGTCTAATGGGACCGGACCTGGTGTTGATCGAGGCGGCATCAATTGGAACGGTATCTGCTACCGCGTCATGGGTACCAAGTTGGTGACTGTCGCGAGCAATGGTGTCGTTACTGTGCTTGGCGACGTGGGTGGACCGATCAACACGCTGGTGTCCTTTGACTACAGCTTCGACCGTCTTGCCATTGCATCAGGAGGCAGGTTGTATTACTGGAACGGTTCCCTCACTCAAGTGAGTGACCCAGACCTTGGCACTGTGCTTGATGTTGTATGGGTTGACGGCTACTTCATGACGACGGACGGCACAAGTTTGGTCATCACAGAGTTGGCCGATCCTACGCAGGTCAACCCACTGAAGTATGGATCGTCTGAAGCAGACCCAGATCCTGTCGTGGCACTTGTCAAATTGCGCAATGAGGTCTACGCGCTCAACCGCAATACGATCGAGGTGTTTGACAACATTGGTGGAGACTTCTTCCCATTCCAACGAATCGACGGTGCCCAAATCCAAAAGGGCGTGGTCGGCACATTTGCGTGCTGCGTGTTTGTCGAGACCATTGCCTTCCTTGGTAGCGGTCGCAACGAGGAGCCCGGCATCTATCTTGGCGCCAACGCCACAGCAAACAAGATCAGCACTCAGGAGATCGATCAGATCCTGCTTCAGTACACCGAAACTCAGCTCGCCACTGTAAAGCTCGAAGCTCGAAATGACAAGAGCCATCAGCACCTGTACGTCCATCTGCCTGATCGCACCTTGGTTTATGATGCAGCTGCTTCTGGTGTTCTTGAGGAGCATGTTTGGTTCACGTTGACCACAACCGTGGCAGGTTTTAGCCAGTTCAGAGCCAGAAACTTTGTCTGGGCTCATGGCAAGTGGTTGGTTGGCGATCCTCAATCTTCAGTAGTTGGCTACATGTCCCAAGATGTCAGCAGTCATTGGGGTCAGATTGTTCGCTGGGAGTTCGGCACTCTGGTTGTTTACAACGAAGGGCGCGGCGCAATTTTCAATGAGCTTGAATTGGTCGCCTTGACTGGTCGTGTTGCCATTGGAACAGATCCTGTCATCACCACCAGCTACTCCGTCGACGGTCAGTCTTGGAGTCAGGACAGACCAATTCGAGTTGGCACAACTGGCAACACCAAGAAGCGCTTGGCGTGGTTCCAACAAGGCCACATGCGCAGTTGGCGAGTCCAACGCTTCCGTGGTGACAGCCAAGCTCACATGTCATTTGTGCGTCTTGAGGCGCAACTTGAACCTTTGGCGTATTGATCATGGCAACTCCAGCAAAACTTAATCTGACGCGCGATCAACTTGCCACGTTCCTCAAGAACCACGAGTTGATCAAGCAGTTTGAGCGCCTCATTCAGGTTGTAGATGAGGTGGCGCCAAGTTCTGACACAACTGGCATCAGCATTCAAGCTGGTAATGCGGATGCAATTGCCAACGAGGCTTTGGCTCAGGTTATCAGACTGGCTCAGGACACCGCCATCAATAGTGGTGCAGCAGATCAAAAGGCTGTTCAGGCTCTTGACGCGTTGCGCCGCATTGCCAGTTCTTTAGATGTGGTTGCAACATCACCAGCGGCCCAAAATAACCGACAACCTGCAAGTCAGGTTCTTGAATGGATGAGCATGTAATGGCCTACCAAAACATAACACCAGCTAAATTTGGGCAAGCACCTATCACAACTGGGGTGACAACGCTCTATACTGTTCCCTCATTGGCACGAGCGATGCTTAAGGAGTTCAGCATCGCAAATACTACCGGAGCGCCCATCAATGTGCGCTTGTTCTTAGTTCCATCTGCAGGCGCGGCTGGAACTGGCAACGCATTTTTGTATGACGTGGCAGTGCCTGCTAACAACGCGCTTCAATACAACGGCCTGCAAGTTTTGAACTCGGGCGACACAATACAAGTCCAAGCCGCTTCGGCTGGTCTAACCATCACAGCCAGTGGCGCTGAAGCAATTTAAGGAGAACACCATGTCAGTCCTCGTCAAAACTCTTGTCCAATCAAAGCAAGCTGAAGCCGCGCAAACCACGCAATACACGGCCACAAACTGCAAGACTATCATCGACAAGTTCACTGCCACAAACACAAGTGCTGGCAATGTCACGATCGGTGTGAACCTTGTGGCCTCAGGTGGTGCTGCCGGTGATGACAATATTATTGTGGATTCTCAGGCCATTGCGCCAGGTGAATCCTACACGTTCCCAGAGCTTGTGGGCCAGGTCTTAGAGCCTGGTGGCTCTATCTCCACAATTGCCAGTGCTGCCACAACGCTGACAATCAGAGCCAGTGGTCGTGAAATAACCTGATGGTTTACAACGTGGCCAGATGCGTGTTAGTATCTGGCCACCTGTGGTGCTAGACGCTACAGCAGCTGAGCCTAACGAGCAGCCAGCAGCTCATACCGCCCTGAACAAGGAGAGTTTGAATGCTGGCTGAAGCCAAATCCCACAACATTGTGGACCCTGCCAAGATCGAGCAGGTTGAATCACATCTCCTGGACCTGCCTCAAGTCGAGTGCCCAGTAGTCCACCACTTCGGCCCTGGCATCTACATCCGCGAAGTCACCCTGCCTGCTGGCGTTCTTGCCATAGGCCACGCCCAGCGCTTCGACCACCTCAACATCATGCTGACTGGCTCCGTTGCCGTAGTCGGTGACGATGGCCAGACTAAGGTGCTGCAAGCTCCCATGATCTTTGTGGGTAAACCTGGGCGCAAGCTTGGGTACGTGCTTGAGACCTGCATCTGGCAGAACGTCTACGCCACAGACGAGCGAGACATTGACAAACTTGAGGCAATGTTCCTCGACAAGAGCGCCACGTGGCAAGCACACGCAGAAGCTGCCAAGCAGCTTGAGACATACCACCGCCGTGAGGACCGTGAGGACTTTGAACTCGTAGTTCGACTGGCCGGTTTCACACCCGCCTCTGTCCGCGCCCAGTCTGAGAATCCTCATGACCAGATTGCCATGCCAAGCGGTTTTGCGCCGAAGTTCACAGTGCGCGACTCAGCCATTGAGGGCAAGGGCGTCTTCTTGAGCGCCCCAGTCGATGACAATGAGGTCATTGCTCCAGCTCGCATTGATGGTATGCGCACGCCTGCTGGTCGTTACACCAACCATGCTAAAACACCCAACGCCAAATTCGTCAAGGACGAAAGCGGTGACATCTGGCTTGTGGCCACGCGCCGCATTGCCGGTTGTGTAGGCGGCAGCCAAGGCGAGGAGGTCACAGTTGACTACCGCCAAGCTCTTGCCCTCTCAGGCATCAATCTAATTGAAGGAGAATCCCAATGAGTGGAATTGCAACGGCCGTTGTGGCCGGTTCAGTCATCACTGGCGTCATGTCTAGCAATGCGCAGTCTGATGCAGCATCGGCAGCAGCAGGCGCCCAAACGGCGTCAAGTGAGGCTTCGATTGCTGAACAGCGACGCCAGTTTGACGCCGTCCAGAAGTTGCTCGCGCCTTACGTTAGCGCAGGTGAGGGCGCCATCAAAGGTCAACAGGGTCTGCTTGGTTTAGCGGGTCCAGCAGCCCAACAGCAAGCGATCAACGGCATTGAGTCATCTCCTCAATTCCAATCCATGATGCAACAAGGTGAGAACGCCATCCTGCAGAACGCCTCGGCAACTGGCGGTCTTCGTGGTGGCAACGTGCAGGCCACGCTTGCTCAATTCCGCCCGCAACTGCTGAGCCAACTGATCGAGTCTCAGTTCAGCAAACTCGGTACCATCTCAGGTCTTGGCCAAGCTTCAGCTTCAGGGCAGGCAGCTGCAGCTCAGCAGACTGGCGCCAACATCGGCAACGCTCTAACACAGCAAGGCCAGGCGGCTGCCGGTGCAACTCTGGCTCAAGGCCAAGCCCAAGCCCAGATGTGGGGTAACATCGGTGGAACCATCGGCAATGTCGCCACACTCAAAGCTCTGAAGGTGTTCTAACATGGCACAACCATTTAACTATATGCTCAACGTCCCAGATCCGACTCAGTCGGTCATGGGTGGTGTTCAAAATGCTCTCAACATCGGCAACATGATGTCACAGCGTAATCTGGCCGAGCAGAAAGCTTTGGACCTCCAGAAAGCGCGCGAGACGCAAATCCAGATGGAGACCGACCTGGGCACCTTGTCTCAAAACCCGACTCCGTCTGCATTGGCCAGCATGATGGTCAAGTACCCGTCGCTCAGTGAGAACTTCAAACGCACCTCCGACGTGCTCAGCACAGAGCAGAAAGACTCGCGCCTTGGCCAAGCCACACAGGTCTACGCCGCGCTTCAATCTGGTAAGCCGGAGATTGCCCAGCAGCTTCTGACTGAGCAGGCCGCGGCCTACCGCAATTCTGGGCAAGAGCGTGAGGCCAAGACGCTTGAAGACCTTGGTGTCTTGATCAAGACCAGCCCTGAGACTGCCAAGACTTCAACAGGTCTCTTTCTGGCTTCTGCCATGGGTCCTGACAAGTTCACTGAGACATTCACTAAGCTCCAATGTGAGCAACGTGACGCAGAACTGCAGCCATCAAAGTTGACTGAGTCTCAGGCCAAAGCTCAGAAGGCCGCGGTCGAAGCCAAGTTCGCTGAGTCTGGTGCCGTGCTCGACCTGCAGAAGAAAGGTTGGGACATCACAAAGATCCAAGAGGACATCAAGATCGCCAAGCAGAATGCTGGCATTGCAGCCATGAATGCTCAAATCGCTCGTGAGGGCAACCAGATCAAGCGTGAAGAGAACCAACTCAAGCTGCA